ATGACAGAGTTAATTATAGCCCTTCTTATGATTGTCAATGGAGAAATTAAAGAACATAGAATACAAGAAACTATGTCTGACTGTTTGAAAGGGAAAAGGGTTGCAATGAGATCAAATAAAAATAATAATATTCAGTACCAATGCATAAAGTCGAAGGCTGAACTCGAGAAAAATATAGATGGATCTTTTTCTATAAAGAAGTTAATACTGGAGTAATGCCAAAAAATTTTACATATAAAGTAGAAGTCGTAAATGGAAAATGTCCAACGTGTGAAGAATTTACGATGTTAGTTGCAATGTCTAAAGAATACTACAGGTGTATGACTTGTGGTGCAGACTTAGAGCAACACGTAAATGGTAAGATAACATACTTACCGGCAATCACAGCACCAAAAGGAGCAACACCTTTTGTGAAAGAATGGGCGGACGACGATGGCGAAAAAGTTTAAAGACTTTATTGCACACGAACCTACCTTTCACAAAACGAGTATTGGACGTAATCCTAGTAAAGCAAAAATGAACAAGTCGCGTCGACGTTCGTGGAAGAAGTATCGCGGTCAGGGAAAGTAATGAAATTTTTATTAACGGTGTTTATCTGCTCTGTTTCGGCAGGAGGGGATTGTAGAACTACAGAAGATTATCCAAAAGTATTTGATGATCATTATGATTGTATCAGAGCGGGGTTGTCTGAATCTTATGAAATTATATACGCAGAAAAACATTTTACCAAAGAACAAATAAACAACTTACAGTTGTATCCTAAATTTACTTGTAGTCCTGTTGAGGATGAAGGTAAAATTGTAACTTAGAATAATTATAAACTGTCTGCCCGTCCCAAGAAAGGGACGAACAAACAAAAGGTGTGAGAAGAGAGCTTCTTTTTATCTTAAAAAAATAACACTTGCAAATACTATTTTTCTGTTGTAATTTCCCATAAAATTATGAGAAGACAATTAATTAGAAAGGAAACAAATGTCAGAAAATGAAATGAAAATATTATTAGCTTTAACAAGCAACATTAGAATAGGTGTTTTAATGTTAGATAGAGCTAATGATTTAAAAGAAATGGAGCTTCTTCTTAAATATCCAGAGCATAAAGATATGATACAAGATGAAGCTTATGAAGAAAAAAGAGATGAAATGTTAAAAGGTACTCAACCTTATACATTAAAAAGATTTGAGGAAGAGAGGAAAGGAACCAATGGCAGATCCAAATAAATTTAAATCTGTATCAGTACCAATTGATACTTACAAGAAACTTCGCTTTCTTGCTAATGGTAAATTTTTAGATGCAGAACTAACAGTCAGTAAAACAATCGAAGCGCTCGCATCAAGAGCAGCTAAGAAGTTAGGATATAAAAATGGAAAAGCGAAAGATAATTTGTCCTGAGTGTAGAGGCAACGGCTTTACATACAACGATATTAAAAAAGATTTGTTTGATGTAGAGCAATGTTTAATCTGTAACTCCGAAGGTGAGTTAACCGTTTGTGGTGAGACGGAAGATAAGTTTAAAGACGTGGTAAATCGTGCACGGTTGCAATGAACGACACCGACATAGCTTATATCGCCGGTTTGTTTGACGGCGAAGGTTCGATTCATATAAGACGTGGTATTGAAAAAAAGAAAAAACATAACAACAAACCAGGTTATAGATTATCGAATAGTATGAGATTATCTATGGAAATTACTATGACTGACCGTAGTGTTTTAATTTGGTTGCACGAAGTATTAGGTGTTGGGACCTTAACTCCTAAAACTGTAAAAGGTAAACGAGTTGATGGAACACCTTATCTAAAACAATGGCGATGGCGTTGCACATTCCGTGATGCATTTAAAGTTTGTTGTTTATTGTTTCCTTACGCTCATACTAAACTTGGTAAGATACAACAAGTTATTGAACACTATACTAGTATCCCTAAAGAAGTTGTAAAAGATAATGTGGTTAACTTTGAACATTATAAAATGTGGATTAAAAAATAATGAAACTAAATAATTTATATAGATACCCAAAAACGGTACGAGAGGCGATTGAAGGTAAACGTCATTATAATATTAATGATAAAGAAAAATTACCGAGCGTTACAACCATTCTGAGTAGCACAGAAAGTGAGGAAAAACGCCAAAAATTAGCCGAATGGCGTGAACGAGTGGGTCAGGCTACGGCTGAAAAGATTACTGAAGAGAGTGCCGCGAGAGGTACTGCGATGCATAAAATTTTAGAGAAATATATTTTACAACAAGGTTATCTTGATTTAACAAACGTGGGTCGCGAAGCGCACAATATGGCGATTCGAGTTATTGAACAAGGTCTTTGTAATGTTCCTGAGTATTATGGAACGGAATGTACTTTGTATTATCCTGGTCTTTATGCCGGGCAAACTGATCTCGTTGGTGTACACAAAGGTGAGGATGCGATTATAGACTTCAAACAAACGAACAAACCGAAGCGTCGAGAGTGGATCGAGGATTACTGTCTGCAATTGGCGGCGTACGCAATGGCGCATAATTTTATTTACAAAACAAAAATTTCCAAAGGTGTGGTTATGATGTGTAGTAAAGATAATTATTACCAAGAGTTTGTCATCGAAGGTTTGGAGTTTCAAAAATATAAACATAACTTTTTAAGGAGAGTGGATGAATATTATAAAGGAAGATCAAAGAAGATTGGATAACATAGCTAATATGTATTGGAAAACATCTGGTGAGATGAGAGAAATGTGGGGTCGTAAATGGTACGAGTTATTAAAACTAATAGGAAGGAAATTAGATGAGAGTCAGAGACTTACAACAGATTCTAGAAAAATTCACTAACGGTCAGAAAGGCACAATGATTTCTGATTGTCCGATTTACATTGAAACCCAATCTGGACACTTGGAAGATTTGAGAAAGATTGAGGTACAAGAAAGTGTAGTGATAGGTGATGCTAACCCAGCGCGGTTAGTGTTCAAGGCGGATGAAAGGAGATTGTTTAGATCGCTGACCTATAAACAGAGTTAAGGATCCCTTGGGAGTGGGGTGGAAGCGAGAGTGGAAGCCCCACGAAAATTATGAAAAAAGTAACAATACAGTCTAAAGATATATCCCCGAAGCAATGGTCAAATCTTATTGTGGAGCTGAACTTAGTGCGTAAGGCGTGGAAACCCTATGCAACGATAGAGCTACGCGGAGCGGGGGTGAAGAAAATAGTGAAAAATGGCGAGAAAAAATACAAACTTTAGAATGCTTCTTAGAATCATTCTAAGTGTGCCACACTATAGTGGAATATTTGGGCAAATTTTTTTTTCAGTGATAAAAAAAAACTGGTGGCACAGGTGGCACAGTGCCAAAAATAGGCTAGAAGTGTTGGTATTAGCGAATAATAGGTGTGCCACGGCGTTGAATTATGGTGGCACAGCGTGGCACAAATGGTGATTTTATTGACTTTTTTGCAAATATGCCTTGGCACAGTCAAATTAGTGTTGATTTTACTAGCTTTTTCAGGAATGTATTCGGCGCGCGCGACCCTTTTTGGTTTTTTAAAAACTTTTTTGCCCAAATATTCCCCTATAGAGTATAAACCCAGATATGAAACGTCCTAAAAAATCTAAATACAAATCTGTTGTTATCAACAAGAAGCGATATTACTATTACAAAATTACCTGGATTGATCCGACAGGTGATAGCGGGCACGCTACACATCACGACTCGTATGGTTTGATACCATCTACGATGATAACCCACGCTTATGTATTTGATAAGAATAAAAAATACATATGGACGTTTGCATCTTACGAAGAGAATGATGAGTTATTTTCTGATAGAAATGTATTTCCTGTTGGGTGTATAATTAAAATGGAAAAAATAAATGAAAAATAAAACCTTGACTAAGAATATGCCTAACGTAAAATGGGATCAACTACCACCAAGACGTGGGCCCAATCCACAAGGATTAAATTATGGAAATGTACACAGGAATAACAAACAAGTGGTCACTAGTAAAAAAGTTTCCAAGAAGAATATTTAGTAAAATTATTTCTTCTTTGAATCACTATCAAGGCTTGCTTGTTCTATTGATTCTTCTATCTCTTCTTCTGGGGTAATATTAATTAAAGTTTTATGGTCGTCTAAGATTTGTTTCATCTTAGCTTCTAATTCTTTTTCAGACATATTATCTAGATTACCAGACAAGACTAGTTTTTGATCTACATATAAACCACCCGCTTTACCTCTAGCTATCTCTGCGTTTATGGCGGCTGACCACGCACCTTTTTCACGTGCGTCCTCTCGTAGCTTTGCTAGTTCACCAATGTGTTTTTCAAAAGTGATTCCGTATTTTTCTTGTATCTCTGCTCGTAGCTCACCAATGTATTTAACAACTAATGGTGATAATTTTGGATTACGTAGCTCGCTCGCAGCCTGACGCGGTCTAGTCTTATATCCTGCCTCATACGCACATTCGCTTGGGCTCTTGCGTCCTTCATTGTATACAAGTAATTCTGCAAACTTTTGTTGTCGTTCCGTAAGATTTTTAGGTAGTCCCATAGCTTGTGCTCTTACCGTAATATAACGTATATGTCCAGTTAATTATGATTTTTTGATTTCAAATTCAAATGGCTTGACTTCTTCACCTTCATCAAATTTTTCAGCAAACTTAGAGCATTGCTCTATATCGTTTATTGAATCTTGATCAACTAATTCTTTATAGTCATTATCTGGGTCTTGTACTGAAATATAAAAAAGTTCGTGGAACATTTTATATTCATCTGGATCATCACACCACCCCACTGATACATTCTTCCACTGAAAATGATCCCATACTGCTAACGCAATTGGACAACATTCTTTTGGGTTAACTTCTGTTTTACTTCTATATAAAATAGCCGAATCAATATGTTTTTGTTTAACCTTTATTTTCATATTACTCCTTCAAAGTTTTTTTAATATCATTAAATAATTTCTGACCCTCTTTTGTTAAGTCGGTGTCTGTAAAAAATTCCTCAAGTGTGTAGTCATCCATATATTCTGAAAACACACATAATAATTTATTAGCTAGTGCATCTAACTTTTTGTTGCGCTCGTATGCCTCTGCTCTATTCTTACTATCTCTATAGTCGTGTCCATCATCTCGTTGTGTCATTCTTCTACCTCCACTGTGTCTATTTCAAAATCACCCGCTGATTCTTCATTAAAATCTTTATAGTCTTCTGGGTGCATCTCGCTCGCTATCTGTTCTGCTTGTTTTTTATTTTCTGCTTCAACTATTGTTTCGTATGTATGGTAAATAGTTTCACCCGCTATTATTTTATATTTTTTCATTTGTCCCTCGCTTGTTTTTTAAAAAAATAATCATACTCTTTAAAAAACTCTTCTTTACTTTCGTATGTTTTAGTTTCATAAAATTTCTCTTGGTGTCCCTCTTCATCCCTTCCAAACTCTAATCTTAACTCTGCATAAGGATCATCGGGTTTATCGTAAAATTCCTCTACAAATCCATTACTCCAACCGTCTTTGTAATAATTTTCTGATCTCATAACTTCTGATAAAAAATCTGCAAAGTTAGATAGATTGTCTTTAGACCATTCTCTTTTTAATTTTGAAGTATCATAGTAAAAATTCATTCGTCCCCCTCTTCGTCTTCATCATCCTCGTGCCAAAAAACAATATTATTTTCTATATCGTGATCTGCTTTTTTTAACTCTTCTTTTGTATAGGTATCTAAATACCCCCAATTTGTATGACCGTAATTGTCTCTACAATAATCGTCTATATATTCGCTTTGATCTTTTGCCATTAGTCCCCCTCCTCATCTGCATATGCTGTTATGTAATCTCCAAGATTCATTTTAACTTCTACCATAGCTTGCGCCTCTGCGTCTTGCTCGTCAACTGCATCAAATGTTAAGTCAAAATTCTTGACCCATTTTTTATCTACTTCTAATGATACTCTATATTTTTTCATATTATTCTTTCTGCTCGCTCGCTTGTTTTTTAATATAATAATTATAATTCCAACCTTCTTTTATTTTTTTAAAATTATTATCAATGTAATTGTGTGCTTGATCATAATGTTCAAACTCTTTAATGATAATATCTTCATCATTAATATTATTACAAACATAACTTTTATCGCTCATAACAATACTTAATTTGTATTGTTTCATATTATCCCTTCTGCTCGCTCGCTAGCTCGCTTGTGTTTTTAATTTGGGGTTGTTGGCGCGGTTCAGCTGTCCGAAAACATCTGCTTCTTATCCAACCTTCCTTTATCGCAAACCCCGTTTTAATCCCAACAGGCGCTTGCGCTCGCGCCTGTCGGTTCCTGTGCTTTAGCAACGCGGGAGTACAGTATTGCCCATTTATACAAACTCTATACTCAATCGATTTAAGTATATTATATAAAT